ATTTTATAGCCGATGAATCTATTCCGTTAAACAACCCACACTTATTGAGTATTTCTGTGTGCAGGGTTAACTCATGGCACACTGAGCTCAATCTAAGTCGATAACCTGCAAGATCGCTTAAAGTAGTCATTATTCGAAACTAAACAAAGTGTCAAAGGTTGTCTTAATATCAGTGTTATTGGCAATGTCCCAATTTAACACACCTAATAAGTTTTCTACTTTTTGATCAACAATGGCATTTTCCATAGCATCATGATCAAATGGTAATTCTTTGAACCATGCAGGCAAGTGCGACTCATCTGTGGGATAACCAACTGATGTATAGCCCAGAGGATTGTCTTTTAACTTACATACGATAGTTTTCATGCCATCTACAATCTGCTGACTATAGTTATCGCCCATCATACGTCTTAGGTTATTCCAATTCATTGCGGCTCGAACGTGTCCTGGCATGTTAGTTTTACCTTCGCGCTGTTCTGCGGCAGTAAACTTAGTTAAGTTGTTTACACGTTTAGGTGTACCTTTTTCCCACGCTGGACGATCTTGGAAAGCATATTTAAACTCTCTGACCTGTTCAATGATGTTTTCACGCTCAGCACCTGTTAGTACATCTAACAAAATCTTACTTAAAAAGTCCTGCATAAACGCCGGAGTATCACTACGCTTCAAGTCTAGACCCATGGCCTTGAGTTTACCTGGCTTGCCACCTACATCTAAACGCTTGCCTTCTAGGTCATAGATCAGCACAGCATAGCGTTTCTTAGTGATAAACAAGCCTTTTTCTGCTACAAGTTCACGACCACACTTGATAATTTCACCTTGACGGCGTGGGGCATGGAACGCACGTTCGCAGAATGCAGGGAAACTTTCGTTTACTTGATCAGCAATAGTGTCATAGATCTGTATAGCAACATCTTTGTTCCAGGACATCTTACCTGCTAAAACATCATCCTTAACAATAGGCCACATGCTAAAGTAACATGAGTCTGTGTCACCGTAGATAATACTCTTACCTACGTGATCATACTCGCCTGTGATCTGCTCATTGATATAAGCATCCATGTGTCGAGCAATAGTACGACCAGTTAAGGTAGTTGACTGACCGATACGTTTATCAAAAAAACGACAACCAGGATTAAGAATAGCACCATACAGGCTGTTAAGGTTAATCTTTTTAACCAGTTGACGCTTGTCCCAGAACGCAACATCTTCTGGCGATGTAGCATCCTTCTTCTTCGCTTGCAGTTCTTTACGTTCAGCATACCATCTCTCCAATAGTCCTGGAATAATGCCTTTGCGTTCGTTACTAAAGATCGTACCATTTGAGCTTAATATCCAGGGCTTGTTACTGTCAAATATTAATCGCCATACATCTGCGGCACTGAGCACATCACTGCCACCTTGTTCCCAATCAATGGTAATTTCTGTGCCCACTTCTGTGTTCATTACTGCGGTATATTCTAAGGTGCCAAACAAACCTTCCCATGCGTCAGCAAATGACGAACCTCCTGCCATTTTACCACGTATGTAATTGTCTGTCATGATAGGACGCAGTTGTCCTACAATAGTTTCTGGACCCATGTTAAGTGCGCGAATAGCAGAAGGATACAGCGAGTTAATGTCAACTGCGCCAATGTATTCGTGCATGCCTTTACGTGGATATGCAACATACGCACCTGCCGCTTGTGTATCGCCTTGCTCATCTCTATTAGCCCGGTTTGGAACAACCAATCCAAGTGCATGCGCTTCGTTAATAATAGCCTGCTCTGTAACAGCCACGGCACCCATAGTTGTTTGTAGTAGCACTGTGTTGTCATGTGCCAATTCGTTGGCTAGATCTAAGAAACGTAATTTTTTATCTAACTTAGCCAACAACATAGTATCCTGGCGGTTATAATCAATAAATTTTGGAAAGTCTTTATTGTATAGTTGATCTAGTGTGCCTTCGTACTGTGTTTTACGCTCGCCTAACTCATATTCAGCAATAGCGTCTAGACTATAACTATGTCGTTCTTCATATGTGTATTTGCGATACAGTTGCATATAGTCTAAGTGTACACGACCAATCAAATCAAAGGTCAAGTTAGTAGCACCAAAGCGTTCAAAGTCACGTTGCTTAGGATACTGTCCCCATAAGCAGAAACGACGAGTATCATCTTTGCTTAGTACCCGCATGGTACGCATAACAGTATATGGAATATCAAAGCCTTCACTGTTCCAACCACTTAAAATATCAGCATCGTTAATCAAGTCTAAGAATGTCTCTAGCATGTCTTCTTCACGCTCAAACAAGAAACAGTTCTCGTACTTGTTACTGATCTCTTGTGCAGTTTCCCAACTATAACTTTTAGGTGGCACAACCAAGGTAACTAACTTGTCCAACCAGTCTAGATAAACTGAAATAGCAGTGATTGGGTTAAATGGATCTTCGGGTCGACTATAACCGCGATCAGGGTCAAAGTCGACCTCAATATCGAAGAACGCTGTTTGTAGTTTAGGAGCATTTTGCCCTAAGTAGTTGTCAGATAAGCAACGAAATACAGGATTAATATCACTTTCCCATACACGTTTATTGCCGTTGATACGCAATTCTTTGTGAAATTCTTTACCTAGACGTGTGCTGAATCTGCTTACAGGCGTGTCGTAAATAGTACGGAATTTGCCCTTAGGATCATCGTAATAGAATACGTAATTTGCTGGATACTCTTTGTACTCTCTTTGACCGTTGTTGCGCTCAACAACGTAAATTCGATCTTTGGCGCGATCAAATAGTGCGTCTACATAACTCATAATATGCTTCTCTTATCTCTTCAATGTTTTTAACTAAGGTATCACCGTATGGACTTTTTTCAGTGCAATATTTCATTTCTTTGTTATCCGAAAGTCCTAACTTTTGATACAAGTAGCAAGGGTCAGCTACCATTTTTTCAAGGAAAATTTCTACAACATTAGCATAACCTGATAAATTAATTTGATTATAAAATTCTCGACGACGCAAAATAGTGTTTATAAATTCTTCTCTATTAATTGAAAACTTTGTTATAGAGTTTTTACCTTCGCCGTATCGGGAATATTCGCCAGTATGATACGATGTAAAATGACTAATAGCACCATCAAATTCGTTTTCTCTTTTGCTTATGATAGCAGTGTATGTGTTGTTGTTTGTGATATCCGCTTGGGACAAATGGCTATGAATGACAGCAGCCTTGCTGGATTTAATTAATTCTATGTCCTGATGAGGCAAGAAAAATCTATCGTGCTCAGGGTTTGATATTCCTAATTCATTGGCAATTAACAATGACCCAGTACGCCCGGGACTGTATATAATGTAATTCATAATTCTCCTGCCACTTATAGCTGGCCTGCTGTGATTCATGCACCTTAGGGGTGCGAGTCCTTGTGTACAAATATTTATACGGTACGACCAACAGTTTCCAAAATATCTTGTAAGGTTTCGTGGTCTTGGTTAGTTTCACCAAATTTAGCTTTTTGGGCAATTTTAATTGCTTTTTTAAGAATAGCAGGTTTAATTTCTAGTTCTTCTGCTACTGCTTTAACAGTATCAGCAAGACCTGCATTTAAGTCTTCTACTTCTTGTAGTACTTGGATACCTTCGTTAACTAGTTGTGTTAATTTGGCTTTTTGTTCGGCTGAAAACATTCTTGATGACATACATCACTCCTTGATTGAAAACAATATATTAAGTATACAGTATTAACCAAACACGGTCAAGAGATTTATAGACGTTTATTAATTTCGTCCCAGTTGATAATTCGCCAAATATTTTTAAGATACTTGGATTTGTCTGCACCATAATCTATGGCCCAAGCATGTTCCCACCAGTCTATCAGCAATAGAATATCTGTGCGTTTTTGGTGATTTGGAATAGTTTTAATAGTGCCGGTTTTGGTTAGATAGATCCAGTGACTGCCTTGTAACTTCATGGCTTTATTTTCAATCTCTTCCTTAAAGTTATCGAATGATTTAAATTTACGATCTATTAAGGTTTTAACAGCACCGGTGGGTTTGTTTGATGAACGTGGAGCACGAAGTTGAGGAAAGAATATGTTGTGCAAGAATGCACCAGCGGCATTAAAGGTCCGGTCGCCTTCACCTCGGTTATAGCGATCTACATATC